AAATAAAGAATTTAAAAACCGGGTTCTGCCCGGTTTTTTTATGGGCTTTTTAAAGAGATAAATAAGAGTATAGGAGAAAATAATGGCCAACAGTGCATTTACAAGTTTAAAAAATAGTCTAGTAGGATCCTTTTTAAGTGATGTCTACTTAAGAGATTACACACATGCGGCTAAAACTTTTATTCCAAATAAGTTTTCAAATGCTCCTAAAGTTAAATTCCTCTTTCATACATATTTTAATATCAATCAGACATCATGGACACCACCTCAAGGTATAGGATCATCAAATTACGGAGTACTAGTTAAATCTGTTAAACTTCCGTCATTTAAAATTTCAACTGATTCAATGAATCAATATAATAGAAAACGTATTATACAAAGTGGAATTAAATATGACCCTATAGAGATTGTATTCCATGATGACAATGCATCACAAATTACAGCAATGTGGAATGCATACTATAGATATTACTATGCAGATTCATTTAATCCAGAACTAAATGGAAAAAAGAAAACATACAATAGACGTAACATATATGATTCATCTTTATCTGATGATATGCAATACGGATTTAGAGGAGATTCATTTACAGGACAAAACGAAAGACCCAATTTCTTTAATGATATTACAGTCTATGGATTATGGAACAACAATTATATTGCTTACACTTTCATCAATCCAATTATTACTAACTTTGCACATGACACGTATGCATATTCTGAAGGCGATGGTACAATGCAGAATAATATGACGATAGACTATGAAACAGTTACATACAACACTGGACAATTTGACCCTAAAGAAGATGGTGATATAGGAATTAACGCAATACCTGGGTTTGGAGCAGAGGCTCACTATGATTACACAGAAAGTCCAAGCGAAAAGTTAGGAGTTGGTAGTGGTGCAGTCGGAGGCGTTGCGGCGCTGATGGCAATTATGAATGATCCGAATGCTTCTGCTTTTGCTAAAGCACAGGCATTAGCCAAACTTTCTCAGTTAGATCCATCAGCAATTATAGCCAGTGCTAAAAACGCTGTTGTTGATGGAATAAAAGATGCAGTTAAAGATGCTGTTATTGATAAATTAACTGGGGGATTATTTGGAAATGGATCTAGTTCAGGAACACCAACAGAAGGAGCATCTCCAGCTATGGTTGGAATTTCTAATCAAGGCGGTGTCACAGGTGCTAATAATAATAACACTAATGGCGGTGGAGCAACCGCCGGGTCACAGAATTTTGGAGACAGCGCCGTTAATAATATTAAAAGAAATTTAGGAATAGGCGGATAAGATATGGCATTAGAATTAACACCAACAGAAAATACAATACAAATATTTGATTCATTTTATTCATCAACTATAAGTGTTCCTGTCAACGAATGGGACGTGGTGTATTCATACTTTGTAGGAGTATTAAAAGGTAATTCTGAATCAGAAAGTACTAAAGAAACTGCAAAGAAATTTGCTACAGTACTATTTAAAATCTCACAGCAAACTGGCACAGATATCATGGTGTTTATGGATTACTTTAGAACTAATGTAGAGACTAAAGTACAAGTAAACAGTGAAATGGCATACTATTTAAATCTGTTGAAATCAAAAACAGCGTTATATGGCATTAGTACTGTTGTTAGTCCCAATCAAACAGTTCAACGAAACATCATCGCATAAAAGGCCCATTAAATGGCTCTCAGACAAAAATACGCCCAAGGAACATACACTATCAAACATCCTCAGAAATATGTAGGTAAAGGTAAGCCTAGATACAGATCAGGATGGGAACTCACTTTTATGATCTTCTGCGACAATAATGATAAAGTATTGCAATGGGCAAGTGAAGCAATCGTTATACCTTATATACATCCGATTACAGGCAAACGAAAGAATTATATCCCAGATTTCTTTATCGTCTACCAAGATAAAACTGGTAAAACAAAAGCAGAAATGATTGAAATTAAACCAAAAGCACAAAGTATTATTGAAGAAAAAAGAACTAATCCAAAAACTGCGATCACTGTTGCTATCAATCATGCTAAATGGAAATATGCACAAGCATATTGTAAAACACAAGGCATAGCATTTAGAGTTGTTACTGAAGATGATCTTTTCTACAACGGGCGTAGTAGGTAACTAAATAGATATATGACTAAGAAACTTGAAGAATTGTTTGACATTGCGTCTCAGGATGATAACGAATTAAACGAGCCTATTCCAGGTGTAGCAAAAGAAGTTACACGAGAAGCACTTAGTAACCTCGAGAAAATAGAAACAGCATTGCCTACTGTACGAGGTTTAGAAGCATCTGACCAAGAGTTAGATGATTTAGCTACCAAGGCAACAACAAGTTTTCAAGACCTTATGGATTTAGGTATGCAAGTAGATTCACGTTTTAGTGGAGATATCTTTAGTGTTGCGAGTAACATGTTAAATCATGCTATCACTGCTAAAACTGCTAAACTAAACAAAAAATTAAAGATGATCGATCTACAGTTAAAGAAGGCAACATTAGATCAACGACAAGCAAAAGTTGATGAAAAAATAGATAATATCCCATTAGGAGACGTTGGACAGACTCTGGATCGCAACGAGTTACTACGACTATTATCTGGCAAAACCTCACAGGAATGATAAATATATTACACGGGAACAAAACATTATGAGAAGTCTTAAAAAATTTATCGCAGAAAGCGTACATACTTATGATTACACAATCAAAGTAGCAGGAGACGTTGACAAGAACTTCCTAGAGTTGTTTAAATATAACCTAGATAAGTTTTCACCAGTTGACATCAAAGGTCCAACATCAACACCAATTCAAAAAGATCCATATGGATTTCCAAATTTAAGCAATGAACCTGTTCATATCTTTACATGTAAGTTTGCTTATCCTTGTACTGAACCAATGGTTCAACAGATGGCTCAGTTATTAGGTCACAACGTTAACTATGTAAGAATGGTTGAAACTAACTACAATGATAGTATTACTAAAGAATTAGAGCAATATGAAAATCAAGCATCTCCAGCATTAGGTGAGCCTGAGTTAGAAGATAATGGAAAAGACGCCAGCAAAGCGTATGGTGATAAATATTTAGATAGCATTCATCAGAAGTCAATAGAAAAAGACGAGCAAAAAGTAGGTCTGCCTGTTGATCAAAAGAATACTAAAGATTCATTTGATCCTTGGAAGCCTTGGACAGATGATCAGCAGGGCGGAAACAAGAGTCCGATGACTGATATTAAACGAGGTCCTAGACCCGAAACATCAGCGGGACTATAAGGAAAATATTATGGATTTTAAGAACATACTCAATCAATTAGACAAGATCAATGTAGATGTCAAAGAGACTAGAAGTAGCCCTACACGCTCTTCAGAAGCCCCTAAGCAGACTTTAACTGAGTCAGTGAGTGTTTCTACTAAGTCCTCAAGACCATCATTGAAAGACGTATTTAACCGTCTTATGGAAGGGGATATAACATTAGAGCCTGCTAAGCCAGGTGCGATGGCAATCAAATCAGGTGATAGTACTATCGGTACAGCACATACTCCTCAAGCCGCTAATCAAATGAAACAAGCGATTGAGAAAGGTGAAATCACAATGGGTAGTGAGGATGATGAAATGAATGAAAGTGATGAAGATGCTAAGAAATCTGGCAAAAAAGAAATGTCAGACAAGCAAAAGAAATTCTTTGGTAAAAAGAAAGAATCAGTTAAAGAAAGTAAATCACCATCACAAATCGCAAAAGACAAAGCAGACGTTAAACGTGATGACAAAGCAGAAAAAGCAGGCAAAGAAGTCGCTAAAGATGCTAAGTATGACGGACGTAAACACCCAGGTAAAGATGGTAAAGAAGTTGCTAAAGACATTGAATATGATGAATGGAAAGAAAAGAAGCTACCAAGCATTTCACGTATCAAAAAAATGTGTAAAAGCGGCAAGAACCAAACTCAAATTTTAAAACTGCACCCTATGTGCGACAAACAGAAACTAAAAGATATGATTAAAAAATGCAAAACAAATTTAAAAGAAGGTGCTGATCACATTCTTAAAGCGGCTA